TGGCAATTATTCGCGGCGTCTTGAGCGTCTTGGGGACGGTGATAACCCTCACGGGCCTCTCCTCCCCGGGTTCGAGGTACTTCGCATCCGCTTCAGAATGCCCTCTCTCAAGGAGATAAGCAGGCTGATGCAGCGTCCCGAGCACAAACTCTCCGAAAGGAAAGTAGTACTCGAGTCGCACGGGCCACTCAGTCTGGCCGTACTTCGTGTTACCACGAAGACGGTCGGCCGTGGCGCCGGGACCGTGTTTGGGAACGATCTCACCAGAATAGACCTGTTGGTCCAACTTGGTGAACATCTCAGCCCAAAGCAGGCGTCCGACACGTTGAAAATCCTCACGGGTTACACCCGTAAAGGACCGGTCGGAAGTGCGAAGTTCCTGCTCACACTCGATGTAATTCCTGAGGGCCTGGGCAACGCGCTCATCAGAGCACGGTACCTTGATCTTCGCGAAGGCAGACGAAATCTGTCGGATCGCAAAGATGGCTTCCCAGGAGGGATCATCGAGTAGCACACCAGTCTCGCGGTCGAACACAAGCTCAAGGAAACCTTGCAAGAATGCAGGGAGCCCTCCGACCCAACGGAAACCGTTGAAGTCGTCGTGAGCCACCTTTCCGCGGGAAAGGGCTTTTTCGAGCCCTTTCCCGAAGGAAGGTAGGGTTATCGTTAAAAACGATACCCCCTCGTGATCGATCCGAGCCGTGACTGTTTTGAAGTCACGACTGGTACTCGTGTGACACCTCTCCCCGAGTTCATCGAGGAGAACCTGCAAGAACGCGGTCAGGCTTTTCATCACCGCTCCTGATGGAGTTGGTGAGTCCTCATCCTGGCACGCAGGCGACTAACTGATCGAAATCAGTATCGACGTCGCCCTGTTCCCCCGCTCTGCAGTCGCACGATGAGTGCGACTGCAGCCAGCTGAGCAGACAAGCCGACGAGACCCAAAAGGATCAAGTCGACCGGAATGCTCAGTTCTCACCACCAAGAAGCTTGGTGATGTTCGCACCAGAAGATGCGCTGAGGTAGGCAAGAAAGCCATCCACAGCCTGCTTCTGCTCCGCAATCGTATAACCCGTCTTAGGGGCATCGACGACCAGGTAGACAGACATCCCGTAAAGGATGTTAGTCGAGCTGATCAGCGGGTCAGGAGCAACCTTCTGGACGTCAAGGCGACTCTGCCGTCGGTTTCGCTTGCCATAGGCATGCGAGACGGAGAGCCGGACGTTGCCGTCATCCTTTGTAAAGGTGCCGGTGTTAACGCCCGATGCAGTTCGCGGAAGCGAATTTGCAATCGCGTTGATTGTGATGGTCTGGGGATCAGAGTATGCCATGGAAGCGTCCTCACGAGCTGAATTGACTATTCAGTTGTGTTGGAGGTTTCCTACTAGCGGATGCTAGCAGGAATGGTTGCGAGAATTACCAAGCAACCCGTGGAGCCTTGGTCATGCCAAGAGCTCCGAGGATGTGCCACTGATGGTCTGAGAAGCCCAAAGGTGACACAGAGAACCCGAAGGGTGAAGCCCTCCATCTTTCCTTCCTTTCGGATTGGAAAGTATTCTGGACGGCTACGTACCTGTAAGGATCACCGGGGTCATTTGTCCCGAACCTGACAGGCACGTGTACGGTCCTCACCACACTAGTGTGGCACATGAGGTAACCGTACTTCAACACAAGGTTGTCCGAGGAGAGTAGATCAGCGACCTTAATT